TGGTGGGTGTTCGCCCAGCGTAACCCAGATCAGATAGAGGATCCGATATACGATTTCAGACCAGGAGTGACTATACAGTTGCCTAAACCGGCCAATGTCAAAAGTGATCTAGGGGTATAAGATGCCGAGGACAGATAATAGCAATAAGCAACCAGAGGTAAACTCGACCCAACGTACACCAAGGAGACAAGGCGATGAGTTTATTGCCAAAAAAAATCCCTTGCATAGTTTTGCAACATACAACTGCCTGTTTACACTGTCAGGAATAAGTGAAAGGGATCTTCAAAGCCAAAGGCAACTGTTCAACGCTCCAATAATGAACATCATTGCTAGGAGTTCGGGCATAGGTGATGTGCCAAGGGGCGGTGTTGTTGATCCAGATGCAACCGATAAGATCAAGCAAGAGCAAATGCAAAAATTATTCAATGATCCAAATTACGCCGGTAGTGGCAGTATACTGGACAGGAACCATGACATCTTTTTCGAGAACGTGAACATCACGTCAGTGGTGGGACCAAACGTGGAACGTAACCTAGCCAACTTCACTAAAATGGAGTTCGAGTTACACGAACCTTACGCCGTGACTTTCATAGAGAAGATACGTGCCTGTGCTTTCAGAATGGGATACGAGGACTATCAGGCCGCGCCGTTTCTGTTGACCATACAGTGGAAAGGTTTTGACGAAAACGGTAGACCATTAGAGGACACACAAAAATCATTAGAGAGGCGTGTTCCCATATTCATCACTAAGGTTGATTTCGACGTGGACCAAGGAGGCGCCAGGTACAACGTGACCGCTGTGCCATATCCCGACATGGCGTTCGACGACAGTTACAAGTTTAGCAGGACACAAATTCCTATAAATGTAAATTCCGTTGATGATTGGATATCAAAGGTCAAAGAAGGATTACAGAAGCAGATGCAGGACGAGAGGGAAGAAGGAGCCAGAGAATTTGATGACGAGTATGAGTTCGACATATCAAGGATCAAATCAACAATGCAGACTACCGAGATAAGTTCTGTTGAAAACACAAGTATCTTCAATACCGCTACCTTGGCAGACTCATTGAGGGACGTAGAACAAGTGACCCTCAACGGAACGAGACCGGTGGTGACCGCGAATGAGCCAAAATCAGACACACAAATCAAGACAAAGACCAAAGGCATGCATATTGAACCAAACACAAGCATAGTCAAGGCGTTTGAGGACATGATAAGGTCAACCAAGTATTATCAGGAACTTATAGAAGATTTCTGGGGAACATATGCTCCTGGGGAAACTCGAGAGAGTCTGTTTAAAAAATTCCAAGATTCAAAAGAACTGGCAAAATTTATCGAGTCTAATCAATACGTTGATTGGTTTCTCATCAAACCCAAGGTAGAGAATTTGTTAAGCAAGGGTCTAGACTCAGTGACCAAGATGTATCCCAAAAGGATAACATATCAGGCCATACCGTACAAGGTGCACATAGGTAAATTGGTGCTTCCCGGGCTTTCATTGGGAGATATAGATTGGTCTCGGTATTCTCGTAGGAACTACAACTACATCTACACCGGAGAAAACATTGACATACAAAATCTCAGAATCAATTACAAAACCGCATACTACTACCGAAATGTACGTACAGACCCAAAGGCCACAGGAACATCAGGTGCTTTTTACAACTTCAAAGAAGGTATAAGGAAATGGTTGGGAGGCAAGAAACAGCCTGAACCAACTCTTCCATTGCGACAGTATCCTTCTATCCTTAAGCAAAGAAACTTGGTACAGGAGATCAATCCAAAAAGTCTCCGTGCCAACGAGTTCTTCGACTATCTAACCAATCCAGAGGCCGACATGGTTAAAGTAGAAATGGACATACTGGGAGATCCTGCATATGTGGCGCAGGACGCCTTTGCTCCGATTGATGATAAGGTGTTAACAACAGGAGAATACGATACTCAGTTCAACGCTTTCAACATGGAATCACACATGCCCATTATCACACTCTCATATCGTATGCCTGCTGATATTGACGACAAACGTGGTACAATGTTTTCTGATACCTACTTAGACGAAAACTTATTTTTTTCAGGTGCTTATCAGGTCACCAAGATTGAATCACAGATGAACCAAGGGCAGTTTACACAGACACTTACCCTGGTCCGAATAAACAATCAATCAGGCACTACAGCACCTGCGGCGCTGATAAGTGCCGCGCAGGATGGGACGAAAGATATCATTAAGCAAGGACAAAATCCTTCGTTTTATAGAAAGGAGTTTGGTAAGTTCTTTAGGAACTAAATTAGTGTATGTCATACCGTGATGCAAGAGGGTTCACAGATACTCAAGACAATCAGAAAAGTTACAACGAGAAATACGTAGACAATGATCCAGGCCCATACGTCGGTGTGGTAAAGGCCGTTGTGGATCCACTCAAGATGGGCAGGCTTGGAGTAAACATTCCTGCACTTTCAAATACCAACACGCCGGCACCTTCCCAGGTAATATGGTGTCATTACCTTTCGCCATTCTATGGGTCCAAACCGTTATCGACGGTGAGCACTACAGATCCAAATTCTTACAAGGAGAATCAGACCAGTTATGGATTTTGGGCAGTACCGCCTGACATAGACACAGAGGTGTTGGTTATCTTTGCAAAGGGAGAGAACAACGAGAATAGTGCATATTGGATCGGTTGTATACAAAAACCAAAAATAAATCAGCAGATACCCGGACTGGCCAGCACCAAGAGATCTGTTAATGCCAGAGATCTTGCTAGGACAGGACAAACCAATTATGGCACGGATTTCTTGCCGTCGGGAGACCTCAACAGGAACTTCAATAAGCCAGGAAATACACTATCAAATTCAGACACATGGGACCTTCCACTAAATGACATCCTTGCAGACCAATTGCTTTCCGAAGGATTGATACAAGATGATGTAAGGGGGACTACAAGCAGTGCCGCCAACAGGGAGACACCAAGTCAGGTGTTTGGAATAAACACACCAGGCCCGATCAGATCTGATTCGCGTAAGCAGAACGTAGGAATCTCAGGAACCACCGTAAGGCCTGACAGAGATCTAGGACACAGTTTCGTTATGGACGACGGAGATGTCAACGGCCATAATCAATTAACAAGGATAAGGACATCTACAGGACATCAGATTCTGTTACATGACACAGAGGGCACAGTGTATATTGCAAACGGCTCAGGAAACGCTTGGGTTGAAATGGACAAGTCGGGTAGAATCAGTCTTTATTCTAACAGGGGAATAAGCATGAGGACAGAAGGAGATTTCAATCTACATGCTGACAAGAATATCAATTTCCATGCAAAGGAAAATATAAAGTTTACATCAGAGAAAGATCTCGTTCTCAATTCACAGAAATACATCTATGCCATGGGAGACTCTGGAATATTGAATGCATCACAAAAAGGAAGTGTTCGTAATTTTGCTAGGGACGGTATAACGTCTTTCACGAACGGAACACAGTTACATGGTGCGTCCGGTAGGATTGACCTAGCAGGTTCACAAGTTCATTTTAACTCAACAAGGGCTAAGTCGAATTGGGGTCCTGGATGGTTGAAACCATCACACAAAAAAATTGATCTACAACCGGTCAAAGTGACTGACATCAAGTCAGAACAGCCAATCAACAATCGAGGGGTTGTACAAACAAAACAAACCGAAACCACAGTAAGAGATTATAAAACTAAAAAACATTCGGATGCTTTTATTACACACGAACCATATGAACGACCCGTGGGTGGCAGAGAAAAGGACGATATTGCATAGAGTAAATATAGTATATGGCTGAGAACAATCGAGATTTATCTAACAGGCAACCAACTTTCAAAGGTTTCAGTTCACGTGCTGACAGGCAAAATTTCAAGTTGTATGACTTCGAAGTAGCCAAGCAGGATCTTATAAACAGATTGTCAATCAGGAAGGGCGAACGTGTTGAGAATCCAGAATTTGGAACAATAATCTATGATGCAATATTTGAACCATTCACAGAACAGTTAAAAGATGCAATAGTAGATGACATCACTGCAAATTTAAACTCAGATCCTAGGATATCGACGGAAGAAATATTAGTTACCGAAGCAGACAAAGGCATAGCCGTACAGGCCACAATAACATACGTGCCACTCAATATCACAGAGAAATTACGATTCAACTTCGATGAAAATTCTCTGTTACGCCTATCTTAATATACGCACTTAATTTAATATATAAATATCCATACAAACAGTATGGCCACAACAGATAGACAGAACAGATTATTAGTAGCCGAGGATTGGAGGAAGATCTACCAGGCTTTCCAGCAGGCAGATTTCAAAAGTTATGATTTCGAGACGCTACGTAGGACCATGGTGGCGTACCTACAAGAAAATTATCCAGATGATTTCAATGATTTCGTAGAGAGTTCAGAATACGTTGCCTTAATAGATCTTATCGCCTACATCGCACAGGCACTTTCTTTCAGGGTAGACCTAAACGCAAGGGAAAACTTCTTAGAAACAGCAGAGAGAAGGAATTCAATCCTGAGATTGGCGCGGTTGATAAACTACAACGCGAAAAGGAATAAACCCGCGACAGGTCTTTTAAAAATTGATGCTATTTCTACAACACAAGATGTTAACGACAGCACAGGAACAAATTTAGCAAACAGCACAATTATCTGGAACGACAGTGCAAATTCTAATTACAGGGAACAATTTACAGCAGTTCTAAATGCCGCAAATCAGACCGGACAACTATTTGGTAATCCAAGAGAATCTGATTCGGTCGGTGGAATAAAAACCGAAATTTACACATTAAGTTCAAATCAGTTAGATCTACCAATATTCCAGTTTGCAAAAACCATTGGAGGAATATCGAGGTCGTTTGAAATTGTGCCAAGCACTATCAATGACTCGGACAGCGTGTATGAATCAAGTCCTGTGCCTGGAACAGGTTTTACTTACTCATACAGGACAGACGGTTCGGGTGATAGTTCAAACAACACAGGTTTCTTTTTCCTTTTCAAACAGGGAACAATGCAGAACTTGGATTTCTCTGTTGATTCTGCTATCACAAATTATGTAAAAAGCATTGATACAAACAATATAAATGACACGGACGTTTGGTTGTACAAGTTAGACCAGTTTGGACAAATATCCGAGAGTTGGACGAAGGTACCATCACTTACAGGCAATAATGCTATCTACAATTCTTTGGCGAAAAGTATTAGAAACATTTACAACGTAGTAACAAAAAATAATGATGCGATAGATTTAGTGTTCGGTGATGGAAATTTTTCTAACCTTCCTTTAGGATCTTTCAGAACATACTACAGGATCAGTGATAACGCCAAGTATTCGATTCAGCCATCTGACATGCAGAATATTCAGGTCGCAGTGCCATACATTGATGCCAATGGATCACAACAAACATTGACTGTGACTATGAGCTTGAAAGCAAGTATCTATAACTCAGCGGCCACCGAATCCAATG